AAAGCGGGCGCTGAAGAAACTCTTCTTGCCAGCCGTAAAGCTCCAAGCCGCAGGGTTCTTTTGCAGAGCAACGAGATCGTTATCCGCAGCCGTGTTGGTGATAAGAAGCAGGCCACCGTCGCCGGCCGTCAGGGCTTGTGTGGCCCCAGCGTCGGTTTCTGTGACTGTCCAATCGCCAGCGACATAGGTGTCGAAGTCGTTGAAGTATTGGTGAAAAAGCGTCGGGTCGGGTTGCACCATGTCTGCGAACAGGGTGTCCTGACCGACGTTTGTCACGCCATACTGAAAGCGGGTGACTACATTGTTACCCATCGGTCGATCTCCTAATTAGACGGGGAGCCGAAGCCCCCCGCCCGGTTCGCATTAGATGCCCGGCGTGCCGTACACGCCGCGCGGATCCGTCCAGCCAAAAGCGTAACGCTCTGTAGCCTTGTAGCGCATGGAGTCGGTTTCGAAATCGCCTTCCATGCTCTTTTCAAGACCACGACGCATTGCGAGCTTCAGACCTTCTGGGGCGTCGGTTTCGACCCACCATGCAGTCGTTGATGTAATACGCGACAGGTTGGCCTGACCACCATCGAGCAAACCCATTGATTTTACAGGGTTAATATCGTTGTTAGCAGTACCTGCACGTAGTACGCTCTTCAGCAGCACTTCCGCTTGGAACACGTTGGACGGGCCAACCACGAGCTTCTTCGGTGTTAAGCGAATACGCTTGCCGTTGTTGTCCACTGCGTTGCGGATTTGGATCAGCAACTGCTCAAGCGACGTTTGCGAAAGGTTCGCTGCGGTCGAAAGCTTGTTGCTGAATGTGCCGCTGACAATCGGGTGATCCGTGGCAACCAGTTCTTTACCGTCGCCGCCGGGGTAAGCCGCAGTGAACGAACGGTTCAGAATGTTTGCACCAAGGGTTTCCTTGGTTTCGATCAGCGACTGTGCGAGGTGACGCGCATAGGTCTGACCGATACGGATGTGGTCGCCGTCTTCCACCAGCACTTTGGTCAAAGCGAAGGCAAGGCCGTACACTTTGTACACATAACGCTGGATGAAGAGGACGCCACCCGATTGATAGGTGACGGGCATGCCATCGGGCAGCTCAGGAGCTGCACCGAAACCGTACAGGACAGGCTCTTCATGGTAGTTGCGGGGAATACCCTTAAACTCTTTGAAGACCTGTGCCCATTCGTCGGCACGTTGTTCGTAGATACCATTAAACTCTTCGTTCAGGATCGGTTCGACGATTGAACGAAAGTCGGTTGAACGCATCGGCGTAGCCATTGTTCAAGCCCTCCCTTTTAGAATGCGGCCTTATCAGCGACCATTTGATGTTCGCTGATCTGAACCTGAACGATGGTGAAGTTGTCACCCCAAGCGTTGTCCGGCCCCGGCGTGATGCCGATGACGCGGAAAGCAGCGTTGGAGGCGGACGAACCCGTGTCGAGAACGGCTTGCGACAGACCTGTGGTCGTGTCACCGGCAGAAACCGAAACGAGGTCGAATTGCTTGCCGATGCTGTCCACATCGAGCGAGCCATTGGCCTGCACGTTGTAAACAATCACTGGATCGAGCGTGGCATAAGCTACAACTTCCGTGCCATACTGGTTGGCAGTCCATTTGTTGCTCACGCGACGACGACCGTCGCTATCGGTAAACTCAACACCTTGAAACACGCCAATGAAGTTTTCATTGAGTGCAGCGGCGGCAAGCGTGCCTTCGCCCGTCGAAGACGGAACAATGCGCACAACTTGGTTTTGCAGAATGTTCGAGCCGTAGCCATTGCGGATCGTGAAAGCAGTGGGGCGAACCACACCACTCGGATGATACGCAGGGATTACGCCGAACGGCTTGGAAGTCGTTGACATAGCGTTACCTCATCAAAGAGTTGCGTTACCCAGCTTAATCGAAGTCGGTTAAGCGGGGGGCTTCGTGACGCATCTCTGACATGCCATCACCCTCAAAGAGAGTGGCACCCATGCGGGCCGCTTGCTCACGCATAATCTCGGCAGTTTCTGCGAGCTTATTCTCTTCGCGCAACGGGGCATCGTAATGGGCTTCCTTCATAAACCGTTGGTACAGTGTCTGTGGAAGCTTAAATGCAAGCATCTCGTTGACGCCAATCATTCCGGAGTATTCTCCGGTCTTCAAGGTCGCGTACTCCATGCCGGGGACTTCTTCAGGGCGGATAGGCTCGTAACCGAGCTGCATACGCCGATGGATCGGATCCCTCGGATTAGTCGTTGTTAACCAGCAAACGTGCCAGCCGGGCATATCCGGCAGGTCAGGCAGTGCGTCGTTAAACAGTTGGTTTCGGAACATCTCCAGTCGGTCGTCTTCGCTTACTGTCCGGCTTTCGACCATCTCGCGATCGTCGGCCTTACGGCTGCGGCGTCCAACACTCATTTCCGTCTTCAGGCGTTCATCATTGTCTTGCATGGCTTACCCTTTCTTTTAGCGAGCCGATTGCTTGTCATAGTCCTGATACGCCTTCAGGTAGCGGTTGCGGGCGACGGGGTCATCCCACACACCAGCATCTATCATAGCCTGTTTTCGCTCAGGTGTCACGTATACTTCTTTGCGTGTTGATGCGGGTGCATGTTCACGCCCTCCACCGATTGGTGGAGCCTTACGCTTAGGTGCTGCATCACGACGCGAAGGTGCGTCGTCGTCAGACACACGCGCTGCAACTCGGCGCGTGAGTTCGTGCCAATAGACTTCGGATCGTGGATCCCAGCCCTCGGCGGCGAGCGAGTTATCGATCGCCTTGGTGATTGCGCTGTCCTCATCGCGGCCACTCGGATCATACCACGGATTGGCTTGCAGCCACTCTTGGGCATAATTGGTGACGCGCTGATCGACTTGAGGTTGAGCTGCTTGTTGCTTGGCGTATTGAAGCTGATGCTTGACGCCTTGCAATTGCGCGGCGCGCTGCTTGGCCTCGTCACGCAAGCGCATGGCGGTTGCCACATCGTCACCATTGCCGGCCTCAACAGCCTTGGCGATGATCTGCTCTGCCGTGTATGCCTCTTGCACCGCCTCGTGGAGACGCTGCTCAATGGCATTCTCGTTCTGGGCAATGCTATTGCCCTCCAGAGCCTGCATGCGGCGCATGAGCTGGTCGTTCTGCTCGCGCAGTAAGCGAAGCTCTGCGTCTGCACGCTCCTTCGCAACACGCCGAATATCGCGGCGCTTGCTACGGCGCTCACGGTTCTTCAGTGTCTTGGAAGGCCGACCGTCGTCCTCATCGTCGCCATCATCGTCGTCGTCGGCAAGGCGCGTGTCCTCGTCATCGCTATCGTCATCATCGTCGTGGTCTTCGGCCTGCTCGGCCTCAGTTTCTGGCGGCGTCTCGACGGGGATCAACTCATCCTCATCTTTTTCGTTTAGTTGGTTGTCTGCCATGATCGGCTCTCCTAATGCAGCCTTATCGATCAGAGGAAGGCCTTGATGGCCAGCGGATCGCCAGTCACCTTACCCACCAGATCGAGATCGTTGAAAATAACCACGATGGCCTCATCACCATCTGCGGTTTTTACAGACCACCTGTCGCCGCCGTAGCGCGGCACGCGAACAAACTCGCCCACCTCACACCACGAGCCTTCCGGCCACGGTTCCATAGTGTTTCTGTTCTTGAACGCCAGAGTGCCCACGGCAATGACCTTGGCCACCTGCGTATTATAATGCTCAGTCTCGCGTGCATCAGTCGTCAAGATAATGCCGCCCTTGGTCTTCTGCTTGGGTGTGCGCACTTGCACCAGCACCCGCGAACCAAAGGGCTTCACGCCTGCGTCACACGGCGGGAAAGCCTCATCAAGGCTGTCGTAACTGAAGTCGATCTTGTTTGTAATCTCTTGCATCTTCGCTCCGCTCCGCAAGTTATAGCAATATGTCGCGCTTGTTCTTCTCGTCGATCAGTTCAAGCAACAACGTCTTTGCGTGTTCCAAGCCCGCATACATGCCCACAGCGCGTCCGTAATTGAACTCGTGTGGCTGTTGAGGTTGCTGCAAAGTCTCTTTAGCAAGGCGGGCTTGCTCTTCCTCGAACTTACGCAGCAACACATCGACCAGCATTAGGCAGGGATCTTTTTACCAGAGCCAGCGCCCGTGTCGGGGTTCTGACCCATAGCAAGTTTCTTGTGCATCGGGATCGCGTCGCCGCTAACCGTGCCTTTAGTGTCGGCTTTCGCCGTTGGTTTCTTCGCCATGTTGATCTCCTTATGGCTGTGGGTTTATCCCCGTGCCCGTGGACACGGCGAACTTTTCGCCCGTCTGCAACTCCAACTCTGCGAGCTGCATGGCGGTCATATTGTCTTGTGTGTTCATCTTCTCGCGCGCTGCGATCTCGGCGTACTTGCGTGCGTTCTCGCCCTCGATGCGTGCCTGCTCGCGATCGTACTCGGCCTGCATCTGCTGTATCTGCAATTGCAGTTGCGCCTGCTTGAGCTGCGCGTCGCCCTGCATCTGAGCCTGACGCATTTGCGCGTCCTGCTGTAGCTGCATCTGACGCATTTGCGTGTCTTGCTGCTGGTTTGCGGCCGTCAGTTGCAGGCGCTGCATGTCGATCTGCGCGCGCTGTTGGTCGAGGGCGGCCTTGCGCTGCGTCTCGGCCATCTGTGCCTGCGACTGTGCCGTTGCTGCCGCCGTTGCCGGATCTTGCGGCGCGGGTGGTACAAGCTGCTGCGCCTGCTGAATGACGGGCGGCAGGGAAGCAAACACCTGCGCGGCCTTCTGTGACACTTCGCTGCTTGCAAGCGCCAACAGCCTGTCGAGCGTGCGCTTCTCGTTGTCCGTCTTGCTGCTCTTCACCAGATCATCGAGATCCTCGCCAGTGGCCTCCGTACCCATGTCGTACACTTGGGACGCATACCAGAGCGTCACATGCTCCTTAATGTGCTGGAGAATGGCTGGCACGAACTGCGGCGCAATAAGCGGGCTTGCTCCGAGTGCTGGGTTCATCAGGTATGTGATGTGCGCCTCAAGGTGCGCGATGTGATCCTGCTCTGGGAATGCGCCGATCGCCTTGCCGACACTGGCCAGCACGTTTTCGTCCACGGCGTTCTTCTCTTCGGGATCCATCGACGGAGCCAGAAGCTCCTTGGCGTTCGGTATCTTCAGCGTGTCGAGGATGCGCTCCTCGACCTTGCGCTGATTGTAAAGCTGCGGCAGTTGCGCGGCGCGCTGTGCCACGGCCTGCACCTGCGCAAAGCGTTGCGCCTCGCTGAAGATGTTCGGGTCGGACACAGGCACGACGTCCATCGGCCCTTCGAAGTCCGCGCGCGTTGCCAGCTCCTCGCCGATCTCGGCCTCCACGTCCTCGTCATTGAGGTACATGGCGTTGAGGCGATGCAGGATGCGCAACGTGCGTGCCATTGCGTCGTGCAGGCGGGCGTGGATGGCGCTGAAGACCACCATGCCCTGCTCCATCTTGGCCAGCGTTGTGCCGACAGGAGCGTTGGGGTTGCCGTCTGCGATGTCGTCGAGCGTTGTGCGCACCACGCTGTTGCCGGCGTCCACCAAGAAACCGAGCAACTGGAACAGTGTCGAGCTTGGCGGGTTGAACGGCACGGGCATGATCGTCTTGCGGATATCGTCGATGTTAAGACCGCCCTCAATCTCCATCACCTGCGTCGGTTGGATGCCGAGCGTCTGACCGCCCTTGCTGCCGCCCTTGAGCTTGAGCATCGTCGGTGCGTTCTGGATGTGTGCGCTGTCGAGCAGGGCGCGCAGTGCGCCCGTCGCTGCTGCACTCAGGCCGCCGATCATGTGGGTTATGCCGATTGGATACGCGCCGCGCCACGGCACGAATGGGAACTCGACCATCCATTGCAGTTCTTCCTTGGCGGCGTCTTGCTCGTCCCAGTTGCGATAGATGGACAGCACTTTGCCCGTGATCTTGTCGATGCTGATGATGTACGGGGCGAAATCTTCACCCTCGATATCGGCCACGGCGTAAATCTCGAACACCGTGCGCAGGCCGTCCTCGTTGTAGCTCGTGTCTGAGCGCCCTTCGATCTTGTCGTTGGCCTGATCAGCTGACGAGCGGTCGGGCTCCATGCTGGCGGGGATCAAGTCCACGTCGCGGTACATGCCGCTGCGCACGCGCTGCTTGTATTCAAGCTGCGTCAGGTACTGCACATGCGTCTTGCGCTGTGCGGAATAGAAGTTGGTGGCTGCGAAGGGCAGGTACACGTCGTCGATCGCCACGAACAGGAACTCAGGGCGATTGCGATCCTCGCGCCATGCCAGCTTCATGTACTGCGCGCCGCCCAGCGGCACTTGCGTCAGGAGCTGCTCCAGCTCGGCGCGGAACTCAGGCGACTGCACGGTCAACTGCCAGTTCATGAAGTCGGTCTTGCGCTTGGCCTTGGCGATCTTCTCGGCGGAGCTGTTGCCGATCACGAGATCCTTCACCGGCCCTTGCGCTGGGAATAACTCCTTGATGGCGCGTGCGGCGAAGTCCACGCTGACCTGCGTCAGCATCGGATGCACCACCTTGCTCGCGCCTTGGAAGTCAGCGCCGCCGGGCGCGTCATCGCCCAAGCCGGTGCGGCGTAGGCCTTCCTCATATTGCTCGTCGCGTTTTTTACGCGCCTCTTTGTCGCGTGCGATCAGCTCTAGGAAGTCGCGGCCGATGCGGCGCAGATCCGTGTCGGGCAAGCTCTCGGCGAGGTTGGCGTAGAACTCGCCCCTGCCTGCCGCCGTCTCCTCCTCATCAAGCTTGACGATCGCGCCACCATCCTCGGTGTCCTCGACGTCATCCTCTTCCCTGTCAACGGCCACGACCTCGCCTTTGAGGATTGCTTCGTCTTCGTATTCGTCTTCCATGGTCGATCCTTACACCGCGTATGGGTTGGGCTTGGGTCGCGGATCAGCCACGTCTTGCGGCTGCGCGGATATCTTTACATTGGAAAGCATGTTCTTGTCCATGAGCAGTCGTAGCGCCTGCGTCGTCGCGTCCACGAAGTCGTCGTGCTTGATCGACCCGCTGCCGGCGAAGGCGCAGAGCTGATAGACCAGAGGCTCGGCCCATGTGCGCGGCTGGCCTGCGAACTTGGCGCTCTCGGGCAGCCACACCTGACCGCGATGGAATATGTGGCTCACCATGTGCAAGCGCGTCAGCTTGTCAGCGCGGCCGGGGTTGTATGCGTAGGACGTGATGCCCTCGCGATCGAGCATCTGTCGTAAACTTATGCCTGATCCCTTATCCTCGATCAGCACCATGTCCACGCCACGGCCAGACGTGTGCATCTTGCCCGGCCCGATCAGCGGACGGATCAGCGGGCGCTCCTCGTCGTCGCCGTACCGCTGCTCCATCTCCTTCTTCACGCGCTTAATCAGGTCAGGCAGTCCGAGGTGGTCCTGCCAGCAATCAAGCAGCAGGACGTTGGTGCGGTCATTGTGACGGAACACGCCCCAGACGGCGCAGGCCGTGGGGTCGGGGTCATGCGACTTGCGGTCGGTCGTCTTCTCCGTGTAGGCGGTATCGAGCGACATCACGATCCAGTCGAAGACAGGCAGCTTGGTCTTTGCCGGCCACAGCTTGATCCAGCTACGCTTAATCACGCCCTGCTCTTCGGGGTCGATCAGCTCGCCATAAAGCTCTTGGCGGCCGAGCGTTGTGCCATCGTACTGCTCAAGCTGTGCGAAGAATGCGTCAGGCAGGTTCGCCCGGTTGTCGAAGGTCGAGCCCTTCACGATCACGCGATCAGTCTTCTCGCTCGTGAGCTTGCGCACCAGCTCGGTCGGCTTAGGCGTCGTCGTCCACAGGATCTGCGGGTGTGGCCCCAAGCGCAGGCCCATCATGGCCATGTCCCAAGTCTCTTGCCCGTACTGCCAAGCAGCCAACTCATCGCACCAGATGCGACAGTGCTGCGGGCCGCGCAGACGCTCAGGCTTCTCGGCCGTGAAGCCGCGTATCGTGGCGGTCGATCCGTGGATTGTCTTTACCTCGATGATGAGATCCGTGCTGTTGTATCGCACGATGAACTCAGGCGGCAGGATCGAGATCAGGCCGGCGGGGCCTTCGAAGCAGGTGAACTTCACGTCGCCGTACGTTGGTGCGATCACGGCGCATGGCAGGGCGAGCGGGTCGGTCATGACACAATCGGCCAGCCACTCCGCGCCAACGCGCGTCTTGCCGAAGCCACGGCCGGCAAGGTAGCCGCACTCTGTCCAACTGTCGTTCGGTGGTATCTGCGTGTCGCGCGCAGTGTTGCGCCAGCGCATGCGCCATGCGGCGTAGGCCTGCACCTCTGGAGGGTACTGCTGCAAGAGCGCGGCCGCTTCGGGCAGCGTCGCCGGTCGCTTCACAGGCGTGGTCGGGAAAGCAATGACGCTCACTTGCCGCCTTCGGGTTTTGCCTTCTGGCTGTAGATCGCATCGAGCAACTCGGTGATCGGCGGCAGGTTGCTCGTCACGTTGACGTTCACCGGCTCGTCTGCACTGCCGGCCAGCGCCACGCGATCGCCGTACTTCTTCGGAGCCCACTTGCCCAGCAGGCGCGCATACGTGTCGATCTTGAGCTTCTGGTGCGCGATGTGCGCAGGATCACGCTTGCCATCGACAGGCTTATCGATCTCCTCGTGCGCAAGCTCCAAGCACTTCTCAGCCATCACATCGTACCCAGCAATGCGCGCTTTTTCGTACATCATGGCGATTTGTGGATCGTTACGGAGCCACTCATAAAATGTTTGGCGGCAAGGGTAGTGCGCCGGGCGCGGCTTCACGTCGATAATCTTGAGAAGCGTCTCACCCGCAGCAACGCGATCGCATATCTCTTTCGCCACGACGGGGTCGGGCGGCAGCACTTGCGTTGGGCTGTTGGGGTCTTTGGCGTTACGCATCGATGGCTCTCGCATGTGTCTCAAGGCTCAGAAGACACACAGATAACACTTGTGAAGCAAAACCGCAATAACGGCGGCGTTACTGCGCTGCGTTCGGCCAGCTCAACATTACGAAGCCAAATGCGGCCACGAACATAAACAGCCACATGAGCAGCCTGACACCTCGCATCGGTTCCATGCGATCACCTCCGAAAGTAATTACGACAGGTATCATACACCGCCCAGCCCGCCAGACCAAGCATAGCCCACGTTGCGAAATGCACGACAGCTTCAAACATCGCTCTCTCCTCAAAACAATTGCTGACAAGCTCCCCGTTACACACAATCCATGCAACGCGCAAGTTACATCTTTCACGAACTGCAACAG